GCTTAAAACATTGGTTAATTTGATGAATGCCGCTGAAACGAAATGGGCGGGGAATGTCCCCGCCCACTCTGTCCTAATTTCCGGGCAGTTCAGCTGCCCTTTTATAGCTTAGTAACGCCATTCAACCAAACGACCATCATCAGCATAATAGGTCGTCGGTACACTTGCTGCCACGTAATGCGCTTGCATGTCCGTGGTGTAGTAAACCGGGGTTGCTGCAACGGCAGTCGGATAGCTTACGGCTGTCGAATAGGCAGTTGAATAGCCTGTCGGATAGCTAACATACGTCGCCGCCGGAGCCGCAACCGTATAGGTCACGGGCGTCGAGTAACGCACATAAGCAATGTGGCCATTCATGATACCGCCATTATGCGTAGCATAATCTTCGGTCATCAGGAGGTTGTAGGTGTCCGCATCGAGCGTACCCGACACAGGCAGGCCGTTGTAAGATTGGAAATCACGCAAAGCAACGTGTGTTTCCGGGCCCATAAAGCCGTCAGCGCGACCGGGAAAATAGCCCAGATCAGCCAGACGCATCTGCGACATAGCCACCATATCACCCGCATGAGCCGACACTGAACCAAACGATAAGGCCATAACGGCACTTGCTGCCAATAAAGAATTACGCACAAACTTTTTCATCATCGTCTCCTGTAAAAATAAAGGTGAATGGAAATAGGCACTGCGTTTGATGAACACTGCGAAGGTAACAAAAAATGACTGCCGATCAGTTAACTCAAGATTGCTGATTGGTTAAGTTGCGATGGTATTCTTGGTATGCACAGTATTTAGCTCAAATACTGCGGATATTTCTTCATCATATAAAGTACTGACGATCCACCCACTTCACGGTTTTTCATGACATCCTTCACTTTGATCACCCCGCCGGCGGCAGAACCAGTGACGCTGGCCGACACCAAACAGCACGCGCGAATTGACACCACCGCTGACGACACGCTCGTGACGAATCTGATCACGGGCGCGCGGCAATGGGCCGAAAGCTATACGAACCGCGCTTTTATCAATCAGACCTGGCAAATGGCGCTCGATTTCTGGCCTGCCGCGATGGAAGAATGGTGGGACGGGATGCGCGACGGACCGATTACCGGCCTCGATCGCGTCGGCTATATAAGCTTACCGCGCCCGCCTTTGATCAGCGTCACATCCGTTGAGTATTTCGACAATACCGACACCGGTACGGTGTGGGATTCCAGCAATTATTTTGTCGACACGGTGCGGCAACCGGGACGCTTGGCGCTGCGTCTCGGCGCTATATGGCCCGTGCCTACGCGCATCACGAATGGAATCGTGATTACCTATGTGGCGGGTTACGATAGCGACGGTACGTCGGTGCCGGAACCCATCAAGACAGCGATTCGCCAACTGGTGACGCATTGGTACGAACATCGCGGCGAGGCGACATTAAATGCTGGAGGCAGAGGCATGACCGGCGCCTTCAATGCTGTCAATGTACCGATGGTTATTCAAGCTTTGCTCGATCCTTATCGGGTACGGACTTCAACTTAAAAAGAGGGCATGATCTTGCAATTCCGACATTTATATGGCAACAGATGCATCCGCATATGCATGTCTCCTCCCTGATAATCCGGGTTATGTCGCGATGAAAAATACTCCTTTGCATGACTGTGCCGCCCGCGGGGATGTTCTACAGCTTAAAGAATTATTGGCCGAGAAAAAAATCCCGGTGAATGCGCCCGATGCGTCGGGAGAAACGGCCCTTCACAAGGCCGCCGCCAATAACCAGACCATTAGCATCCGCGTGCTTGCGGAAGGTGGCGCCCAGATCGAGGTGACCGACCGCAAAGGTAACACACCGATGCATAGGGCTGCCGACAACGGTCATATCCGAGCGATATCGGTTCTCTATGATCTTCACGGCGACCTGGATCGCAAAAACCATGAAGGTAACACACCGATGCATATCGCTGCGGCCAACAATCATCGCGAAGCGGTTCACGACCTGCTGACATTTGGCGCCAATTACAAAGCCAAAAATATCGGCGGTCAAACGCCTTTAATGCTGGCCAAACATACCGGCGCGAAGAATTCGGTAGAAGCGATCGAGGCGTATATGGCCGCTATACCCCTGAGCCAAAAAATCAAAGAATTTTTTGGGCGCTAAAAAGTTCCAGCGTTTTTGTCCGAATTCAATCAGGCCTGAGAAACATTTTTCTCATCGCCATCTTGACGGTTGATCGAACCGTCGTTTCATAACTTCCAACTTAACGCAGGTGTCTCCATGACAAGCAGTGGCGACTTGCGCAAACGCGTCATCTTTCAGGCCGAAACGCCGACGACCGATAATGCCGGTGGCTACGCGCTTGCCTGGACCGATTTCATGACCGTATGGGCGGATATCAAACCGATGAACGGACAAAAAGTCTTTGTCGACGGTCATCTGGAGGGTCATGTCACGCATCATGTGACGATGCGCTATGTACCAGGCATCACCACCGATTTGCGCATGATCTATAATAACCGCCTGTTCAACATTCGCGGCGTGCTCAATCTCGACGAAAGCAATCACTGGCTGCAAGTGCTGGTCGAGGAAGGAGCCGCGACATGACCGACGCTCTTTTCAACGCGCAAACGGCGATTTACAACGCGCTAGCGGCGAATGGCAGTATCCAATCCCTGCTCGGCTCGCCGCCTGCTTTGTATGATCACACGCCGCCGGGCGCGACTTTTCCCTATATCGTTTTCGGTCCGATCAGCGTGCAGCCTTACGACACCAAAACCGAAATCGGTTTCGAGCAAATCGTCACCTTGGATGTCTATTCACGCTATCGCGGCAGCAAAGAAGCCAAAGACATCGTGCAAGCAACCTATGACGCACTGCATCGCGCGGCACTGACGGTATCGAACGAGGTGTTTCTGCTGTTGGAATTTCACAGCGCGGATCTCGCGCTGGAAAGCGATGGCCTGACCTATCGCGCCGCCGCGCGCTTCAGCATCATCACTCAAACGGCGTAGAGGACAACACATGCGACAACGTAATATCGCCAATGACGCGCAACGTATGGCACGCGCCGCCGTATCCGACATGGCCAATCTGCAGCGCGCGCTGCGCCGCGCGCAGGACAGCGTCGCCGGATTGAACCGCACCATCAAAGTGCCAAACACAACACCGCGGCGGCATACGATCAAAGCGTCGCGTACATCGGCGCCACTGATTTTCACGATGCTCGGCGCTGGACTCGGCGGTTTCCTGGCAAGCGATGTCGCCTCCGGCCTCGGCGACGATAGCGGCAGCGCGGCAAGTTTCGGTTTGAGCGCCGGGCAAATCGCTGCCAATCTCGCGCGCGGCGTGATGCGCGGCCAGCGCATCTTGTGATGCGTGAGCGTCCTTATTCCTTCAAAATCGCCTTTGTTTCCTTATGTAATCATTCCTTTACTTTAATGCGGCATAATCCCGATCCAGAAACAGCAATCTATAAATAGAAAATTTTGTCTGGGTTTTATTTTTTATGGGAGGGTTATGATGAAGAAATTATCGCTCGTTCTTCTTGCGTCTTCACTTTTACTCGGCGGCTGTCAAACTGACAATTGGGGCGGCGGCGAAACGCTCGGCACGCTGGGTGGCGCGGCCGCTGGCGGGCTGGTCGGTAATTCGATCGGCCATGGCAGCGCAGCCGGCACCTTAACCGGCGTCTTACTTGGCGGTTTCCTGGGCAACCAGATGGGTGGCGCAGTCGACGATCAAGATAATCGTCGCGCCTATAATAATTCCACCTACTACTACCAACGCTAATCAGCCTCTTAGCGCGTCACAAACGCCGTGAGACTTCATGCCTGTATGAAGTCTCACGCTAACGGCGTGGCGTTGCGCGTTTTCCATCTTATAAGGATCAGACATGGCTTTCGACGAGATCGAGCTTCCGTTGCGTGTGGGCTTTGGCTCGAGCGGCGGACCCAGTTTTTCGACCGAAATCATTGTGATCGACAGTGGTTACGAACGGCGCAACCAGAATTGGAACCAGGCGCGCCGTACCTACGACGCGCGCACGGGCGTGCGCTCAACCACCGACGCCGCGACGCTTCTTGCCTTTTTTCATGCCC